CTTTAGTTAGAGTTGGAATCGTAATTACTCAGGATGTTTATGAGTTTTGTGATTTTACTTTGAGTCAGGGATGGAATCCCCCTTCAGATAAAAATGAATGTGACAATCAAACTTTAGAAATGTATCGATGTTATCTAAGGGAGGTCAAAAATGGATAGAGAACACGATGAACTTGTAAGTCGTGCAGAAGTGCAGGAGATGATTGATGCTGCTATACGAAGGCACAATAGGAATGCTTCCATTATTTCTATGTGTGTTGGTTGGGTGGTTCTTGCTTTATTTGCTGAAGGACTGCTAAGACTTATCGGAGTTATTCCACCAGTACTACCATGGCTAAACATTACCCTGAAATAATCGGAATTGTTTTCCTTTTAGTATTTGCAGCCACGATGTTTTATCAAGGCACATGTATCATGCGAGGACAACGAGGCTATTCTCTACGGGATTATCTTAAACAAGATAGTACCAATATGCGTAAACGGATAGAAGAACTACTCAAAGACAAATGATTGTTCTAACAGAAGAAGACTTAAAAGAATTACAAGAAAGAGTTTTTCAACAAAAAATGAACGAACTTTTTGAAGAACCATCAAGATATGAAGACGATGACGAATATGGAATGGGTAGAGTTTATTAATATTGTTTCAAGAGAACTCTATCTTTTAATAGCATTCATGTGTGGACTAATTATCGGATATATAGTTGGATTCAGGAGTGGAGGAGGATAATGACTAGATTAACTTTTTCTACTATTTGTGTATTTGGATCAATTATATTATTCATTTATTGGGGACTTACACACGCATATCCAGGAGTTATATGAAAGTAGGATTAATCGGACTAGGAAGGATGGGAGAAGGAATGTCCCGTCGCATGATGAAAGCCGGAATAGAAGTTTGGGGTTATAGGAGAAACTATGAAAAGGCTCAGGAAGCATACGAAAACGGATATGTCAATGGTGTTACAACTTCTATACAAGGCCTTGTTCAAGTAGTTAAACAAAAAAATAATGGTGGTACTCAACCAGGAATTTTCCAGATGGTTGTGCCTGCAGAAACAGTAGAGGAGACGATCAATGAGTTACTACGATATTGTGGTGAAGGAGATATTATTATTGATCATGGCAATAGCAATTTTAAAGACAGTCGGAAAAGATCAGAACGCCTGGCAAAACTTGGTATCCAATATATTGATTGCGGTACTAGCGGTGGCGTTTATGGTCTGGATCGTGGATACTGTCTTATGGTTGGTGGGGGAAATACTGCGGTCTCCACTTGTTCGCGCATTTTTGATGCCCTCGCCCCAGGAATTAACGCTGCCCCCAGGACTCAATTTAACTCGGATGTAACCTCTGCTGAGTTTGGTTGGTTGCATTGTGGTGGTCCAGGTGCAGGACATTTCGTTAAAATGGTTCATAATGGAATTGAGTATGGAATCATGCAGGCTTATGCAGAAGGATTTAACATCATTAAGAATGCCAATGCGGGTGCAAAGTATGTCAGAGAAGGAGATGCAGAGGTTGCCCCTATGGCAGATCCAGAATCCTATTGTTATGACATTGATGTTGCTGAGGTGGCTGAGTTATGGCGTCGTGGTAGCGTTGTTGGTTCTTGGTTACTTGATCTTACTGCTGATGTGTTACGCGGCAACAGTGAACTTAAACAGTTCTCTGGAGGCGTATCCGATAGTGGTGAGGGTCGCTGGACGGTTACTGCCGCTGTGGATCTGGGGGTTCCCGCTCCTGTCATCACAACTGCGCTTTATGAAAGATTTAATTCACGCAATCTGGGCACTTTCGCTGCCAAGATTCTGAATGGTATGAGATTTATGTTTGGTGGCCACCATGTCAGATAAGGAGTTATCAATGGAACGATTCAAAGATTTTTCAGAGTATGAATTGCGTCTTCTTGCAGATGCAGTATGGGTAAGACAAAGACACCATATTGCTGGAGACAGAAAGTTTAAAGAGTATGGAACACTTTTGAATGAGATTCAAAAGTTAGTAGATTACCAACCAGGTGTATTTCTATGAAAAAAATCAACGATACAATCCTAACAGTCACGATATCAATCATTGACTTTCTGTATCGTGACCTACCCATACAAAGATTCTGGGTTCTGGAAACAATCGCCAGAGCACCATACTTTGCTTTTGTAAGTGTATTGCATCTCAAAGAATCATTAGGACTGAGAGATTTATCACACTACTACTTAATGAAAGAACACTTCGCACAGACACTCAATGAAACCGAACATCTCATCGAAATGGAAAGGCGTGGTGGTGCCGACCGTTGGTATGACCGCTTTATTGCTTATCACTTGGTTCTCATCTATTATTGGATTCTGGTGGGTTATTACTTTATTGCTCCTGTCTCTGCTTATCACCTGAACGCAGGTATTGAGTTTCACGCCACAGAAACCTATTTAAACTATCTCTGGGATCATCAGGAAGACACAAAGATTGCTGATATCGCAGTGGATGAAATGAATCATTATATTGAACTTTCAAGAGCAATGGGGATGGTCTGATGTTATTGGCAAAAGCACTTTTATTTGTTTCAATTCCTTTCGTATTAACAACTCTTTATTTCGGAACAAAAGGAGGGTATTATGATACCGAAAAGTATAAAGGAAACGGAACCGCACATTAGACAGCGGTATCATTTTGCAGCATCAGCATTTGTAAGAATGTGGGGGCATAGTTCATTACACGATCGTCGTATTGTAGAATTTTGTGAGGTATGGGCTCATAGAACTGAAAATGCCCCATTAGATGATAGGGTAGTAGACCAATATTTTTATTATGAGTTTAAGACTTGGAGGGGTTACTGATGGGACACTTCGCACGATGGGTTCTTGAAAATCCCTATACATTGGGTATTATTGGTTATCTTTTGATTGTTTTGCCGATTATGGGTATCTGGGCAATTCATAAGTATGGATGGGAACACTGGGAACCATTTGCCAAGAAGAAACATTAGTGGTACTATATACTAGTAATCGGGCATTAGCGCAGTTTGGTAGCGCGCCTGCTTTGGGAGCAGGATGTCGGGGGTTCAAATCCCTCATGCCCGACTTATAAATACAAAAACTATGGAAATCTACACAGTGCAAGAGTTTCAAGAACGCTGGGAAGAAATGATTGAGAGAGTTGAGAACGGTGAGAATATAGGAATATCTGACGGAAAAAATACATGTGTAATGGTTCCTGCGGATGAAGAACTCATACGCATCTATACAAATCACGACGAAGCTTCATGATACAAATAATTGATAATTTTATAGAACCATATCATTTTAATACTTTAAGAAATAGTATTTTTGATATACCTTGGTATTTTGGAACTGTGGGTATTTACAATGATCCAGAAGAAAAAATGTTATGCGATAAGTTAGATAACTATCATTTTATACATTTGTTTTACAAAGATTGTGAAATTGTCTCTGAAAAATTTAATTTAATAACTCCAATAATTAATAAATTAAAAATAAGAGCTATTTTAAAAATAAAAGCAAATCTCACTACAAGAACCGAGAAAGTTATTCCACATACTTTTCATCGGGATGTTCCATATGATGACTCATTTACTTCAGTTTACTACATCAATACTAATGATGGATATACAATGTTTGACGATGGTACGAAAGTAGAATCTATGGAAAACAGAATGATTACATTTCCATCTTATATGAGGCATACTGGAACTACTTGTACAAATGATAAAAGTAGAGTAGTTATTAACTTTAATTATTTTTAATTGTTCCAGTTTTATTTGCTCGATTAGCTATCTGGTGAAAGCACCCGACTCATAATCGGATATAGGTGGGTTCGATCCCCTCATCGAGCATGGACACTTTCAAAATTGTCCTTCTTGACTTTTTCAAGTTCAAACCCTATAATATCAAGGTAAACAAAACAATCAAATGTCACTCACTGCTAAATTCAAAAAAGACATTCAAACTTTGAAGTCTGCTGCGAACGGAGAATCCTATCTTGATGTAAAGAATCCGAAACTTTTCAAGAAAGTCCGTAAGTTTTATGAATCTAATGGTGCGATCTTTTCGGGGGATCCTTTGGATGATTATGATATCCTTATGGAGTATATCTATAATGATCTTGAAGCCGAAGGAGTTCTCGTATCGTGATTGAAACACTCCCTAAAATTCTTCTTGAACGAGAAGGGTATAGGTTTGTTCAAAAGGGCATCATTGAACTCAATGGTATGCCCGATTATAGAATGCAAAAGAAAGATCATTACACTAAACGATGGAATGACATTTATCTTTTTGATAATGTGCTACAATGTTCTACTGCAATGGAAGATATTGAGTATGCAAAATGGTTAGATCCAGATAGAGTTCCTTGTTATATTAAAGATGAGTAAAAGTAAAAATCACCCTTCAATTATTGTTGAAGATTTTGTCGGAACAAGCTATTCTGACAGAATGTATAAATTAGTTTCCGGTCCAACTGGATTTCCTTGGAACTTTAATCCCGTAGATGTAACTTATGGAGATAATCCTGTAGATCCAACCAAAAATAAAATTGGATTTACTCATAGTCTATTACTAGAAGGTCAAGCTACAGAGTATTTAAATTTATTTGTTCCTCTTTTGGATGACATTCAAGATCTTGTAAAAACTCAATGTAATTTTACTAGATTGAGACTATCACTACATCCAAAAACTCCAGATGCAGAGTTGCATAATACTCCTCATACTGATTATCAAGATGATCACTATTCAGCAATTTATTATTTAAATGATTCTGATGGAGATACATTTTTGTTTAATGAATATGATGATCCAAATTGCGGACTAACTGTAGAACAAAGATGGCATTTAGGTAGAAATAGAAAAGAATATACAATACAAAAAAGAGTTACTCCACAAAAAAATAAAATTTTAATTTTTAATGGCCATCAATTCCACGCTTCTTCTCATCCAAAAGAAAGTCCGTTTAGGATTATTTTAAACATTAATTTTACTACACAAACACCAATTTTCCCTAATACTAGTGGAACAGGATTTAAAAAATAAAAAAAAAAATAGTCACGGATGGACTATAACAGCACTGGTCGGGAGCAAACCCCTTATGTCTAAAACAAGTATCCTAAGGTATCTTGGGAACCTTCTTCTCATAATTGGTTATCAAACTATGTTATGGGGAGATTTTAAAAATGGTTTGATAATTAAATGTATTGGAGGATTACTGACAGTACCATTTGCCATCAAACTCAAACTTTGGGATGTACTATTCTTATGTGCTTTCTTTGGTATTACCGAGATATCAAAGTTAACCCAACTTTTCTTGGTTTCTTAAAATCAAGTGGTGGAGTCAAATGACCCCTTTGTTTGTATCTTATGTTATTTTATAAAGCAATAGGATTTAGAATAGTCGCAATCTTGTTTACATCATTGTTTACAGGACTTTCAACTTCAATCATTTTGAATGTTGGATTATTTTTACTTTACTATCTTTATGATATTGTTTGGTACAAATATTTGGTTTCTTATTTTCCCATAAAAAAATAAGTGGTGCGGATGGGATAACTCCCGCCGAGTTTCCAATTTTCTCGTACTCAAAATTGGTGGCGAGCCTGAGTTACAAAGGTGGGTTGCATAAACCCACCTTTTTTAGTATAATATATACTAAAGAGATTATTATTTTTGATCAAAATATGAGTCAATATATTAAGAAGGCACTTGTACTTGGTGCCGGTGGCTTTATCGGAAGTCATATGGTTAAGAGACTGCGATCCGAAGGATACTGGGTTCGCGGTGTAGACCTTAAGCGTCCAGAGTTTTCTCCTACTGAAGCTAATGAATTCATTCAGGGAGATCTTCGGGATGTGGAGTTTGTTCGTCGTGTGCTTGAGTACAAAGGGGATCGTGGTAACTTTTATAACCATGTTCCTTATCGTTACATCCAATCTTTTGATGAGATTTATCAGTTCGCTGCTGATATGGGTGGTGCAGGATTTGTTTTCACTGGTGAGAACGATGCAGACATCATGCACAATTCAGTAACGATTAATCTGAATGTGCTTGAAATGCAGCGTCAGATGAACGAACGGACTGGTAAAAATACAACTAAGATTTTCTATTCTGGATCTGCTTGCATGTATCCAGAACACAATCAATTGGATCCAGATAACCCTGACTGCCGTGAAGAATCTGCCTATCCTGCAAATCCAGACTCAGAATATGGATGGGAAAAACTGTTTTCGGAGAGACTCTATTTTGCTTACCATCGTAACTACGGTATTCCTGTTCGCGTCACTCGTTATCACAACATCTTTGGCCCTGAAGGAACCTGGGACGGTGGAAGAGAGAAAGCTCCAGCTGCAATCTGCCGTAAAGTCGCTTATCTCCCAGAGGAAGGTGGAGCCATTGAGGTGTGGGGAGATGGCCTACAAACTCGTTCCTTCTTGTACATTGATGAATGCATTGAAGCATCTAGAAGATTGATGGATTCTAATTTCATTGGACCAGTTAATATTGGTTCTGAAGAGATGGTAACCATTAATCAACTTGTTGAAACTGCTGCAAAAGTTTCTGGTAAAGAAGTCAAAAGACAACACAAACTTGATGCTCCTTTGGGTGTTCGTGGTCGTAATTCCAACAATGATGTAATCCGCAGAGAACTCGGTTGGGATTATCAACAAACTCTTGAAGAGGGTATTCGTAAAACATACGCATGGATCTCTGAACAAATTGCTAAGAAGAATAATGAAAATTGAAATTATTAAAAAACATGTAAAGGATCTGGATGTAAGTCATCTGAGAGATATGTCTCTCAATCAGAATGACTGGCTTCCTGCAGGTCAAAGCGAGTATAGACTTTATGCGTACCTTTCTACCTTCTTTAATAAAGCCACTATTTTGGATGTTGGTACTCGTACTGGTGGATCCGCTCTCGCTCTTTCTTATAATCCGACTAATCAGGTAATTAGTTATGATCTAGTAGAACAAGGTGCGAGTTCTATTCAAAAGGAGAACATTACCTGGAAGATTATGAATTTCATGGAGGATGAAACTCTTGATTGGGATAATATTCCTATCGTCATGATTGATGTAGATCCTCATGATGGAGCTCAAGAACGAGTCATGATGGATTGGTTGCGTGATAAAGGATGGAAAGGTATCCTAATTCATGATGATATTGGTCCTGGTTGGCCTGATATTCAGTTAATGTGGGATGAGATTCCCGAAGAAAAGTTTGATGTTACTGAGATTGCTCATATGAGTGGTACTGGTATCGTCAACTTTGGAAATGCACACGAAATTACTATTGTCTGATGAAAATTACAGTACTAGGTTCCAGTGGGCAGATCGGTGCCTATCTTACAGATTACCTGCGTGAAAAGGGTCATTATGTTTACGAATTTGATGTAGTAAACAATCCTCATGAGGATATGACCCTCATTCCCAATCCTCTTCTGGAAGAAAGAATTGCAGATTCTGATTTTGTATTCTTCCTTGCATTTGATGTAGGTGGATCTCGTTATCTCAAGAAGTATCAACATACTTTCCAATTCATTGATAACAATGGTCGTCTGATGGTGAATGCATTTGGACTTCTTAAGAAGTATAATAAGAGGTTCATTTTCGCATCATCTCAGATGAGTAATATGAGTTATTCACCATACGGTGTTCTCAAAAATGTTGGTGAACTTTATACTAAGTCATTGAATGGATTGATCGTTAAGTTTTGGAATGTTTATGGAATTGAAAAAGATCACGAAAAATCCCATGTCATTACGGACTTCATCCGCAAAGGTTTTGAGACTGGCGTTATTGACATGCTTACTGATGGCCAAGAAGAACGAGAGTTTCTTTACGCAGAAGACTGTTGCGAAGCGCTTGAAACAATCATGGAAAACTACAATGACTTTACTTCTGAAGACAATCTTCACATCACCAGTTTCCACTCTACAAAGGTCATTGACATTGCGAGCATGATTTGTGGTCAATTCAATCTGATGGGTAAGTATGATGTTAAGGTGCAACCATCAACTGAAAAAGATAGTATTCAACTTGATAAGAGGAATAGGCCAGACACTTATCTGATGAAGTGGTGGACTCCAAAAACTACCATCGCACAGGGCATCGCAAAAGTATTTGAGGCTATGAAGAATGAACAAGTTTAAAGTAAATCTTCATTGCAACGATTCTCTTCTTCCTTCTACTTCTGATAAGAATGTTGCAAAACATGTTGAATGGGTTCGTGATGGATCTGGAGAAATAGAGTTATATGTGAATAATTCTATTTCAAAAGTGATGGAAGATGTCCGTAAAGTTCCAAAATATATTTGGTTATTAGAATCAAAAGATGTTATTAATAGGACTTGGGATTTTGTAGTTACAAATTATCCTTTTCTATCATATAGAACTGAAGCTATTTTTACTTGTTCTAAAAGTTTATGTAATTTTACTGGAGGAAATTTTAAGTATGCAATTAGTAATGCAGCTCCTTGGGTAGAAGATCGACAGATTTTTGAAAAAACAAAACTTGTATCAATGATTTCTTCAAATAAATCATATGTTCCTGGCCATCGGAAGAGACTTGAGTTTGTGAATAAGTTTAAAGACTCTGTAGATCTTTACGGTAGAGGATTTAAAGATATTTCCTGTAAAGAAGAGGGACTTCGTGATTACATGTTCTCTATTGCCGTAGAGAATGCCGTCTATGATACATACTTTACAGAGAAACTAACAGATTGTTTTGCTACTGGAACTATCCCTATCTTCTACGGTTGTAGAGGAGTAACAGAGTACTTCAACGAGGATGGAATTATATTCTTGGACGATGACTTTGATATTTCTACATTGACAGAAGATCTTTATTATTCTAAAATTGATGCTATCAAGGATAACTTTGAACGAGCTATGGATTGGCCTGTAGCAGAAGATTACCTATACGAGAATTACTGGAAATGAGTACTTATAAGGGCTGGGAAGCCGAAGAGCAGATTGCAGTTGATTATCTGGAGACCTGTCGTAGTGCAGTTGCAGATGATGAGATCTTTGCAAAGTTTAAATCAATTCAAGGATATAAAAATATTCTTGAACATGTAACTCCAAGACAAGGTGCAGAGTATCTTCAAGTTGCCATGGAAATGGCTGGAGATGCACTTTTAGAAAATCTAGAAGGATTCAAAGAGAATGATACTATTGGTACTCCCGATAGATTTTCTTATCCAGAAACGGGTAAAATTTCTCCCACTACAATCCGATACATCAAGAATGTATTTGAGATGGCGACTCTTCTCGGTGATGCACCCATCAGTCGTGTAGTAGAAGTTGGTGGTGGATATGGTGGTCTCTGTAAGACTCTGAGTGTTGTATGTGATTTTGACGAGTATATCCTTGTTGATCTTCCAGAAGCTGTTGCGGTTCAGGAAAAGTATCTTAAAAACTTTCCAGAACTTCATGCAAAGTGCAAGTTTGTTAGTTGTGATAATGTAGAAGAAGTTAAAGATGTTGATCTGTTTATTAGTAACTATGCTCTTTCTGAGTGTGATTACGATACTCAAGTAAAGTACTATGATAATTTGGTATCCGATGCTAAGTATG